GCTTCAGTTTGTACTTTCATAAAAATTGCAGTTTGTTTTTTTGACATTTGCTGTAAACCACCTAATAATGAGGCTGAATTGAATGTAATCCCTGACATATATCAAACCTCCTTTAAGGAGATATCACATGCAATCCCATAATCTTGAATATCATTTTTTGCAATTACTTCAAAGTTTTTACTTCCACATTCTACCTTATAACCTACATTTATTTCTAACGCATCTTGCCATAAACATAAAATCATAGGTTGTGGCTTACTGTGTGTTACTGAACCTGTAGCAACTGTTTCTGATTCATAAGAATTGCTTTCGTGATAAATTCCTTTTATTTCAACTGCACTTTCTTCATCCTCTACTAATTCATGATATTCGTTTTCTTTTACTCCTATAAATTTATACGTTATACCATTAAAATCTAATTGTCTTTTTATTTTGCTTTCAAGGAATTTCCCCGGTTGCATATTATCAACCTCCCTGCAATATACCTGAATTATTAGGCCTATATTTTTGGGCTAATCTCCTAAAATACTTAGAAGTATCTGCACAAGTTAAACCTGTTACATTTAAAGAAGTATCTTCAGCTTTAATCAAAAAACAATGATATAATGTATTATTTACATTACCTTTATTTTCAGACAAATAAAACTGTAATTCTTTATCTGAAAAATATGGGCAATCTTCTTCCCTAAGAATTATTTTCATCCTGTTAATAGTATTGATTCTATCAGTAATATCATCAAGGAGTGCCATTATATCACACCTCCTTATTGAGCTTTCTTAATCGCTTTTCTTAATGCCCCTACAGTGTTAAGATTTTTTGTATTAATACCAAGCTCTTTTGCTTTTGCCTGAAGTTCCTGCAAACTCATTTCATCTACAGACCTCTCTTCCGACTCTTCCTCAGCTTCAACCTCATCCCACTCATCCTTTGAGTCACTTGAATGGTCACCAGAGGCTCCAGGTTGCTCATTTTGGGCTTCTGTAGTTTCAGCCTTAGTATTTATAGACTTCTCATCAGAATCGTTTGTAGAGCCTTCTAAGAGCTTCCAGCCACTTCTGATATAATTATCTAAAGAGCCAGAGGGGACTGATAAAATCCCCTTACCAGCTTTCTTAATTTTTACGAATGCCATGTCGTAACCTCCTACGCTATATCCATGATACCGACCTGATTTGCAGTCTCAAAACTTGGCAGATAAATCATGGATACCTTGGTCTCTACATTTACAGGGTCAACATTTTTGCTAGTCGTTACCGCTACACCTGTATCTGTAATTGAAACATTAGCTGTAACACCACTAAGCAAGTCACTCTGCTCAGGAGTAGTACCAAACCAACCAGTTCCAAGATTTCCTTCAGGGAACATAACAAACAAATCATCTACTACATATGCTGTCTCTGTACCTGACTCATCAATATACTTCTTGGCGTAAACAACTATTGTAAGCCCAACCTCATCTTTAAGGTAAGAAATAACCTTGGAATCAGATACCGGAGAAGTTGCATCACTACCGTTAATTGCCTGACGAATCTCATTATTTCTGCGAATATAACCAAAAGTTTTTCTTGAGCAAATTGCTCTTGCCGGTCTCACACCAACTTCATCTTCAATCCTATCCTGAAGATTTCTAATATCATCAATGATTGTGGCATCGGGATTGCTCCATGCAACCTTACCAAAACCATCGTCCTTGGTTACATCAACTTTATGATTCTCCGGAATGCCATAGTCATAATCATAGTCCTGACCATTAGCCGAAATACTAACCGCACCAGTCGTAAGAGCCATCATGCGAATTCTTTCACGCTGTGCTGCTGCACCTTCCAAAAGGTTCTCCTCATCGTTGAATACCTGAGTCATTACTGAATCAATATAAGCCTGATTTCCTGATTCAAGAACCATGTTTAATTCCTGACGAAGCTCTTCATCAATATAAGTGGCCTCCTTGAAATACGGCATCTGCATCTGAAGCTTTTCAAAGCCAATACGGTCTCTCTTCTTTGCAGCTACATCATATGCGCTCGGCTTTAATACTACCGGAAGTCCATGTGCACCCTTAATCCACTTAATATCAAGCCCTAACTTCTGCTGTGAGGGGAATAACTCCTCACCCATATAAGCAATCTTGTTAGAAGCAACTGTCTCCCAATATGCTGTAATAGCATCGGAAGTTACTAATTCAAAAATACTTGCCATTGTCAATTCCTCCTTTTATTAATTATTTACAAAATGTAATCTTTGTGAGCTTTGCTTTTACTTCATCTGTAAGCATTTCAACTACCGTAGAATCAAGTTTATCCTCGTCAATAAAACCAAAGATAAGAGCCGCTGCATTTGCAGAACCTTCATCCTCTTTAATCTCTACATCATGCTCAAGAATAGCTACAGGGCTATCTCCACCAACTGTAAAAGCTGTATTTCTATTCAGCAAATCTCCACTAATTGGTGTACCTGCTAAATATGTCCCTGCATCACCAGTCAAAGTAATTGATAATGCAAAAAATAACTTTGTGTCATAAAGAATTGTTTTTCTAGCTCCTGCACTTTTGGAACTAATACCTGTTTGATTTAACATCTTTTCATTCCTCCTTAATTAAAATAACTGCTCTTTTTATTGTTGCTATTTTTCATTTGTGCCTTTGCAAGCCTAGCCCCGATATTGTCCTTTTTGTTAGAGCTTTTCTTATGACTTAAGCCAGACCCAGTTCCATTATTTGAACCAGAATCTTCTGACTCGAAAAAACTCTTATACCTGTCCTCTTTTTTCATACCTGCAAGGACATCATCCAAGGACTTTTCTTCGGTTACTTTTACTCTTGCAATCGCTAAAACATCATCTATGGAATCTTTTCTAACACCTGCAATTACTACTGCTAATTTTTCCTCTGCTTCTTGAGCTCTTTTCTCTGCTTCGGAAGTTGCTGTATTTGCATTGTCTATTTCCTGTTGATGTTTTTCATCTTCTGAAAGCTGCGACTTTTGCCACTCACGAAATGCATCTAGCTGGGATTTAGCTTCTGCCTCATCCTTAAAACCCATTTCCTTAAATGCTGACTTTCTACCTTGCTTCTTTTCTCTGGTAGCAACCTTAGTCATTTCGTCCTGAGTAAACTTCTTATCGTCTTTGCTTTCATCTCCGTCTTTGTCTGAATCATCATCCGGACTGTTATTATCTCCGTCATCTGAATCATCATTGTTATTGTCGTCATTATCATCGTTCTTATCATCATCTGCAAAGAACTGTAAATTTGACTTGAGTAACGGTTCCCCAAATTTTCTTACACTAAAGATTTCTTCATTCAATTTGTTTTTCATTTTCTTTTTCCTTTCTTTTATCCGGTTACTGTGTCGGTCACAAATTATTCCACATCAAACAATTCTTGTGGTATTTTATAATTATCTACCAACCAATGCTGATAGTTAATTGCATCTTGTTTAACTTTTTCTAATTCCTCAAACCTAGCATCTGAAACTTTAAAACCTTTGGCTTGTTTTTTTGAAATACTCTCTGCAATAGCCAAATATCTATTCTTCATTTTCTCTGCTTTATAATCTAACAATTCAACAATGTAAATCTTATTACATTTTTCACATTTAAAATATGTGATGCTAAATGTTTTGTCTGTAAACTTTACATTCTCCACAGTTTTAACGTTCTGCGTTCTTATATCAAACTCATAACCACATTCATCACATTTTATTTTTAATTTATTTTCGTCCATTTTTCTCCTTTAAACAAGAATAAGCCGGGAAATTTTATTCCCGACTCAATCCTCTTGATAATTTTTATTTTATAATTTTACTTTGTTCAATTTTAATTGTCTATAAGCATCTTCAACCACTTCTTTTTCAGTACGGTAATCCCACACCCAAAATGCCAAAGGAAAATTTACTATTTCTCCGTTATACTTTACAGTCCATACAGTATTTGTCCAATCTTTTGTCGCTGTTATGTTCTTTTTTGAAACTCTCATTTTTGTTCCCTCCTAGGTATTTGTTGTTTATTTATTTGATAAATTCATTATAACACAGATGAAATGAAATGTAAACCCTTTTTTAAACTTTTTTAAATTTTTCACATTTTCCCCCAAGCAGTACTTTTGTTGGCTTCATTCTTTTGTATTCACTACACTTTGAAGTATTACCAGGAATTTTATTATCATTAAACTTATTTTTGCAATTTTTACATATAAGGTCATTATTTGTCAACCTTGACATTGCTTTTTGTTCTTCTTCCATTTTTTTACTTAAATATTCTGACATTTTTAACACGTCCTTTTTTTAATATTGATTAAGCAAACCAAGTGCTGCTAATTTTGCTACCTTTTCATCACAATCGTAATTGGTATAAATCCAATTCTTTAATGCCGTAAAATCTTTCTTCATTGTCTTTACGATTGAAAACCCATACTCCTCTAAAACTTGTTCTATAAGAGCATCTGCTGTTTTGGTATTTTCTTTATAATCGTTTGTCATTACATATTTCTTTGCCATTTTCTTTTCCTCCTAGAAATTTAATAAATTTTATTTGATATATTTATTATAACATAATTCAAACAAAAAGTAAACCCCTTATTTTAACAAAGTCATATATACGTTAAAATTGTATTGATATCCACTTATATGTTCACTTTCGACATTTTCGACAATAAACTTTGAATCTTTATCAATTAAAACTTCCCTTTCGTCTCTATATTCAGAAAGCCCCCAAATCGGCATCGCATTTGAACCTTCTGGTAATTTTATATAATAATTAACATTTCCATCCGCTACTGCTTCTGAATTTATAGTTGTCGACATAAATCCTTTATCATTTATTACAGTTCCATTGTATTTTTCTACTCCACTTTCTGCCAGCCTCCATTGTGAAGGACTATCAATTCCAAACAATGCTTGGAATGAATCAAATTTAGATGTTCTTAACACAACAATATCTTCTGGCATACTTGCCTTAGTCAATGCATTATGTATATCATCTATCACTTTTTGATAAGATGAACCAGCAATCCCTTCCCTTAAAATTGAATTTATTTGTGAGTAATCTTCCCCTGTATATGCAAAAATTGCATTTATTTCATCTTTCGTCAACTTATTGTCAATCAAATCATACATCAAATGTGTCATTGATTCTAAATCATTATCGTTAAGCTTATTAAGCCATTCCTGTTTATCAAACGGCATTTGTTCACCAATAGCAGATTGCTCTACCGCATTCTTTACTACCTGTGGCATAAAGCCCATATCTTTTGCAAATTCATCAAGCTGCTGATTCATACCAACATCGCCAGTACCATTTATCCAATCTAACAAAGCTTGGTCTACATCATCACGGCTTGACATAATACTTGTTATATAACAAAAGCCGTTTGGATGGTCTAAAGGTACTTCATTCTTTGGGAATACTCCATTTCCTAAACCAAATCTGTCTTGTGTTGCCAAATCAATACATAAAGGACACGTATTCGAAGTTCCATTATTCCACTGATAAGCTTCAACAAAAGGATTTTTCTCTGTTGTCATTTGGTACGCTTTTTGATAGGCATGATTGCTCATCGTTCTTGCCAATCTTGTAGCATTATATTTTGCACTTCCTGATTTACTATAGCTCATTAAATCCTTAGAGATTTCTTTTATTGACTTATTCCCAGCTAGACCACCTGCAACAATATTCTCAATGCTTTTAATATTTTTCTGATTGCTACCCCATAATGCTTTACTTAAAGTCCACTGACCATTATAAACACTACCATTTATTATTGCTCTTACTGCGTTTGTAGGAACATAAGAAAAAGCTCCATTTACAAACAAACCCATGGATTTTAGAAGCTCATTGTTTTCTTGCACAACTGCTTCTGCTACTTTTATACTGCCATCTTCCAAAATATTCTTTACTTGAGCATTCACTCTTGACAATTCAGCCTGCATATCCTTTTTGAATTGGTCAAGGTATAATCTTTGAATACCAGAAGAATATGTGGTTTTATTTGCAAGGTCTTTTTGTTTCTGGTCCATTTCTTTATAAACATTCTGATACAGTTTGTTTATTTCTTTTAATTGCTGTTTTGTTATCGCTTTTCTAGCTGATTCTGATTTACTAAACCTTACCTTACGTTTTCCAGACATTTTACATATACCTCTGTAAGCTCATATTTGACTGATAGAAGCATTTTAACTATTTGCCTTATTTTAATCAACTAAAGTATCTTCAAGGTCACCTGAGTCATTCTGTGACTTCTGGTAATCATCTTGTGAAACATTGTTATCTGTATTTATATTGTCAACAGTCGTAGTATCATCACTATAATTCATATCATTACCCATACTATCCTCAAGTATTTCTCTTTCTAAAGCAATCTGTC